CTCTGTTACTTCTTCCGTTTTTTCCTCAGGAATGGTTACATCCACTTCAGGTCCTGAAGTGTCTAAATCCACCTTTGGATTTTCTTTCTTTATTTTATTTTCTTCTGGCATTGTTTCCTCCAATGATTAATATTTATGCAAGATATCCTCTGGATTCTTGACAGTTGCTAAAATTTCGTCTTCATTCAACAACCTGATTTCCCCACCTTCAATTTGTATACGTGATCCTGCGTAACGCGCAAAGATCACCCAATCACCAACCTTGCACCACGGACCGTTTGGATATCTCTCTTTATCCTTATAACAAGAGTCTCCCATTGCAATTACGTTTCCGCATTGCGATGCAACTTGTTGTCGGTCTATAGTTTCACCTCCTAGTAAGATTCCGCCTTTAGTTTTTTCATCCATTCTAAATGGTAAAACTAGCATTCTCCAACCAGTAGGTTTGGGTAATTTTGTTTTTTCTGTTGTAACTTCTTTTTGTTCTTCTGATCTTTTTAAACCGACTAAATCCTTATTTGGTAACTGGATTTTTTGTGTTGATGTCGACGACTGTTCCTTCATTTTGCTCCTTCTCATTAAGCAGGTTAGAGATTTCCTGTTTAGTTGCCTCTAAGGCATTTATTTGTCCTATTATATACTTGTATGTTTCCATACTGTCAACCCCTCCGGACGTTACCGAGATTGCTAATTGTTGTATTCTTTTATCTAAACCTCTTTGTAATTTATAAATTACATTTTCTAGATTCATATTAAATCTTTATAATACTTCTCATAACTTTCATTAGATGCATATTCATCACCTAATTTGCTTTTAATATGTGATCCAATATATTTTTCTTTTTTAGGAAATACAACCTTTGTACCACCTTCTTTTTTATTAATCTTATTTTTTACTTTTACCACCACGCTTCATACCAAATCTTCGTCCTGGAGCAGTTACACCCATTGGACTAGCAACTGGAGCAGCCACGCCCATTGGACTAGCAGCTACATTTGGTCGAATAGGTAATCCACCGCCAAATTGCTTGCCAACTCTTTTACCACCAGCAAGTTTTTTTCTAGGTTTATTTCCATAGTCATTTCTCATAGTTTTCTCCTATTTTTTATTTTTTCCGCCATTTCGGAATATTTGTGTTCCCTTTATACCAAATATGCTCGCACATACAAGTATCCATAAATTCGTAAACCAACTTGGCAATGCCGCAAAATGCTCAAAGAAGGAATTTATCTTGACCATCGCAGCCGGATCGTCTGACCAAACCCCCCAGGCAAGTACAATTATGGGCAACGTTAATATCGCCAAAACTATCTCATCTTTATAATCGTTTTGCCGGGCTTCTAAAAGTTTGCCCTGGTAAGCTTCCTCACCTCGGGCCATCTTAGTAGCGTGCATGTGTTGTGCATCAGCCATAGCCATCTTTGTCTCTTGACGCTTTTTGTAAATGTGAGTTCCAGCGTTAAGAGCTAATTTTACAGCACTAAACCACATACTAAACCCAGGTTACGTCTTTTTGTCGTCTAGCAGCGCCTGAGCCAGAAACAGGTTGTTTGTTTCCAACTGCTAATCTAGATTTTCCTCTAATGCTAGTTTCTGATCTAGGATCAGTCACAACTTTAGATGCTTCTAACTTAACAGGCTTACTTTTTTTATAATTCCACGCCATTATGTGCTCCTTTTTTATTTATTATAGCTCTTTTTTTAGTGTTTGTCACTATCTAGAGCTTCCGTTTGTTTTAGGTTTCATTTTTGCAAGTGTCAATCTATTATCATTTGCCATTTCTTGCTTCTCAATTGAAGTATCAGCTCTTAATTCTGCTAATTCTTCATCCTGTTCAAGCTTATCGTCCGTAATATCTCTATTTTGAACTAATTTAGCTTGATCAATTTCTAATTTTTTATTCATTTCTTGTTGTTTACGTTCATTTTCCATTGCTCTTAAATCAACTTCTCTAGATTTAAGTTTTAAAAGTGGATCATGATCGAATTGTGAAGTAATTTTCTTTTCTTCCTTCATAAAGTCTTCAGTCATTTCTGCAATCAACACTGCTTTTCGTGCTTCAATAGTTTGTGTGATTTGTTGCACTTGTTGTTGTGCTTGTGGATTCTGTGCTGCTTGTTGTGAAAGCACTTGTAATTGCTGAATTTGCTCTCTGAATTCTAATTGTACTTGTTCTTGAGCCATTAGACTAATATGTTCTAAAATATTTTTCTGTAAAGAAGCCATAACCGCTGGATTATTTCTAACCTTGTTCGTCGACATAAAGTTTAAGTGCGCTGTAACATGTGCTCTATGATCTTGTCCTGGAAATGCTTGAAAAGGTTTTCCTCCTAATGCATCGATGTGTTCTAACGATGGATCTTTAGGTGCTTTTGGTGGCGGTGGTGGTAAAATTCTATCAATATCTTTAATTCCTAACGCTTCGTACATTTTTCTAAATGCCATGTACAAATTATGCATTTGTGGGTTTGACATTGCAAGTTGTAGACCAGTTTGTGCTAATGTTAATCTTTGTGACATTGAGAAAATGTTTGGATCCGCTACTGGTAGTACATCTACTTTTTCATCAAAATCAGTTACTTTAATATTTCTTTGTCCGCCCACAACATCATATGGATATTCAGGTGGTAGATACTGAGCAAATACTTTTGCTAGTAATTTAAATTCTTGTTTAAGAGCTACATACAATCGTTTATGGATTGCTGACATTACTCTTGAACCCCGTTCTAAAAGAGCCACGGTCGTACCAACGGCTGCGCCGTGGTTCCCGTCCCCGACCTGCATGTCAGCAATGGACGCGAATCTCTGTCCTGCTTGAACTACAATTCCCATCAACTGCAATAATGTAGCTGAAGGTTCCTTGTATGGTAAAAATACAAATGCATCTTTTAGATTACCACCAGGTGTATCCACATCTTTGAATTCTCCTGGTTGTATCGGTGTAGCGTCATCTTTGACTCTGACACCTCTCTGTTTAAATCCGGCTGGTAAATTAGATAAAGTTCCCGCGTCTAATAATTGACGGAGAGCAGACGTTGCTGTTCTACTCAAACCGCCAATCATATGAATGAGTCCAAAGCCATAAAATCCTAGTCCTGGCAGAAACTTGAAGTGGACGAAATATTGGATCTTATTTTTTAGTGGATCATTGGGCGCATAGTTTCGTCTAATTGACAAAACTTTTTGACTACCTTCTTCGATTGTTACGACGTAAGGCAATTTTATTCCTGTTGGTTCTCCATCTTGACCAACATCTTCGAAACCTTCTAAATCCAGATTGACATGACATTCTAGTAAAGTGTACATGCTTTCTGTTCTTGTTGATGCAGTGGTTCCTTCTAATTCTCTTTTTTTATCTACTACTTTGTCTGCATCTACAGCAACAGGTTTAACTAATTCAATATCAGAATAGAAACCAGCAACCTGCTGTTTTCTTAAATCATTTTCTGATATTTTTACAACATGGACCACCGCTTCCGCATCGTCTAATGAGGTAGCCGTATACGGAACTACGAGGTCGTCTGCTGGGATGAACTTTGAAACCGCTCGTCCTAATAAATCATCATAATAAACTTTTTTAAAAGTCGAACCACTAAGTGGTAGATGAAATAGCATTTGATCAAATTCAGGTTCATATTCCTTCATCTGATCTAGAATTTGATAATTCATGAAATCTTTAACTCTTTGTGATTGAGCTTCTTTTGCAGGATTGGATAAACCCATAACTTGAGTTCTAACGGGGCCATCTGCAGGGAGTAATTCTTTATAAGCAAGGGCTTGAAACTGTGTCACAGCTTCTGCTAAAACGGGGTGGGTAGCACCACTTGCTCCTTGGAAAGGTTCATTACGATTATCGTATTTAAATCCTAAAAGATCTAAACCATTAATGTACGAACTTTCCCAGTCTTTTCTAGACATCTTATAATCTGTATAATTTTGTCTAAGTTGTATTCCAACGGGATCTAAAACTGTTTCTGGTAAAATATCGGCTAGATTATCAAAGTGCGTGTTTGACTGAGCCTGGTTCACGGCTCCTGGTGCAAAATTAACTGTAGCACCACCTTCTTCATCGGGTGTTACTTCTACGGGTTGTCTTTGTTGTTCTTCCGTAATGTCAACATCAGTTGGTGCTTGCGCGCCAGGTATTTTTATCTCGTGTCGAACATTCGGGAGTGATTTATCTATTTCTGCCATTTATACTCCTACGATTTTTTATCATTAATCATTATTGAACGCAAGCCTTGTCTTTTAGGTGGAATGGCACTTGGTTTACGTATTCCTACCATACCGCCACCTGCAA